CGTAAGCCGCCTGTTGCGCTTGTGCCTGTTGCTGGCGGTCGAGACTTTCCTTGACCCACTCCATCACCGGCTCGCCAGTGCGGAGATCGGTCAGGGTGGAGCGGCCCGTGACGACCATTCCCGCTTGCCTGCGCCGTGCTTCGTTGACCCGGCTTTGCAGGGTGGTGCGGGCGATTGGCGGATCGGCCGCTGCCGCTGCTGCGGCTATGGAGCCGTGAAGCTCCACGAGCCGGAGGGCTTCGGCGCATTGCTCATCTGTGAGAGGCTTTGCTGGCACATGATATCCCCCGCCTTCAGCCTACTTCGGCTGAGGCTCCCGCAGTTCTCGCATTGCTTTCAGAAGGCGCGGCCATCGCTTTGCCTGATCCGCAACACCCATTTCGTCGGGATCGAACACGCTTCCGCGATGCTTATTTGGCTGGAGCACGACAGCCCTCCAGGATCGTCTGAAGTCCAGTTCCCCAAGCGCGCAGCCGTATAGCGCTACCGGCGATGATACCGATGTCTGAATCCGCGTGGCCGGTGAGCTGGCTGTGAACCTTGGGGGGCTCGGCGGGGAGCTGCTGGTCGTGTGTCAGGCAATAGGTGGGCGTGTAGCGCTGGGTTGTCGCGCAACCGCTAAGCGCTGTGGCGACCCCAGCAATCGAGAGGAGCGCTAACCGCTTCATCGGGCGGCATTCCGCGCTGCAGCCGACTGCGCAGCGTCGTTTTGTTTATGCCGTATTTCGTCGTAGCCTCTTTGAGCGACAATTCCTCCCCGCGCACCACAATCCGCGTAGTCCTGCGCATGTTTTGCATGTTGGCTGCGTGCGTAATCCAGCGACAGTTGTGTGGAGTGTAGTTTCCGTCTGGGTCGATGCGATCCAGTTCGAGGTTTGTGGAATATCCGTTTGTCAGAGCCAAATCCGCGAATGACTCGAAGCTCTCCCATTCCGGGGCATACGTTATGCCGCGCCCGCCGTAGTCTGCGTATTGTTTGAAGGACGGGTTGTTGCAGCGCGACTTCATTGCCGACCACCTCGAATAGAGGGTGGTTTCCGCCATGCCGTGCTTGCGGATTCTTTCGCGGTGTAGGCACCCGCACGATTGGACTAGCCCGCGTGTGAGATGCGTCAGAAAGACAGCTTTCTCTGTCCCGCAGTCGCAGCGACAAACCCACTTCGTCCCGCCGCGACCGTAGCCAAGCGATTTTACCGCGATGAGACGACCGAACCGTTGATCCGCGATGTTTTTGACCGCTCCCACACATTTGACCTATCCCATTTTCTGTGGTAGCGCAAGTGTCGGTTGCGCGGTGGCACAGTCTGGTAGTGCGCCGCAGAGTCGGAGCCGAGCGCTGTTGCGGGGTCGCGCCCCACTGCATCTCGGAAGGGTTGCAACCCTTGTCGCGGGTTCGAATCCCGCCCGCGCAGCCGCTAAATATCCGCATCGAGCACCTGTTGGCTTGTGCGGCATCCTTGCGGAACTGGTGCAGTCTCAACGACTCTCGCTCTATCATCCGCATCATGGATGACTCGGGTGACGACCTTGATGTTGTCGCGTGTCACTTGACGCTGGACATCGCGCTTTGATGAGATCGCGTCGAGCTGGGCCTTGTATCCGTCCCTCTGCGATCGGTAGGCATCCCGGTCATGCCGTGCATCGGCAAGCTGGAACAGCGTAACGACCATCCATCCGATCAATCCTAAGGTCACGAGCTGCCAAAAGGATGCGTGCGTGATGACGCCCCACAGCCACTTAAGATCGCTCTTCAGATTGGCGAATGCAAAGGCGGCGAGGACCGGCATCACACCCTCCAGTCGATGATCTCATATCCGCGGGCGGCAAGCTCCGCGTGAGTCATCGGCTCCGGATACCGGTTGTCGAGGAACATGACGGCACCGCTCACCAGCCGCACCGCGAGGATCGCATGGCGCTCCACGGCATCCACGCCCTTGACCTTCTGATGCACGAACACCGCGACAAGCCGGGTGCGGCCAACAATGTCGAAGCCCGCCTGCTGGAGAACGAAGATTTTTGTGAGCGTGTAATCCTCGCAATCGCCCTTCCCGTCCGCCGGGGCCATCACCCACATGTCGGCGACGCCGTAATGCTCCTGGTCGCTCATCGGTGTGATCGATGCGTTGATCGCCTTGTTGACGTAGGCCAGTGCATCGACCATCGGCCCGCTGTCGTTGGGAAACTTGGCACGGGCGATTGCATCCACCGGAATGGTCGTCTCCGGCACCGCAGGAGCGGGGATCAGAAGCGCAAGGGCGAGAAGCGCGCTACGCAGCATCGTCCTGTGCCTTGGTTGACGCCTTGATTGCCCTCGCCCGCGCATATTGCACGACGAAGAACCAGCCGATCGCCAGCATCGGAGCATAGGGCTGCAACGACGGGGGAAGCATTCCCCTAAGCTCGGCTGCGGCTCCGGGGTTCGCCAGCGCATAGGCGAGCAACACCGAACCAATCATGTTCAACCAGCTCAGCAGCGATCGGAGATGGTTGCGGATCACGGCACCGCCACCAGCCGGTTAGGATTGGTGTTGAAGCCCCATGACGGCTGATAGGCACCGAGGACGCCCGTCTGGTTGCCCATGTCGCCCGAGGAGCAGTTGAGCTTCAGGTTGAGGCAGTTGGCTTCCCAGGTGTCGCGCGTCGGCGGGTCCCAGGCCATCCAGAAGTCGGCATGGTAAGTCGATCCATGCGGTTCGTTCGGAGCCATCGCATCCGAGGAGAACTGCCACGTCGAAGTGTCCTCGTTGGCAACGACGCTGTAATAGACGCTGAGGATGAACTGCGGGATGATATAGGGGTGCGTGTCCGGGCACTTGGGATAGCCCATGTGGCTGTCCACCATGTAGGAAACGTGGCTACGGTGGTCCGGCGTATCGATATATTTGCCGTCCCAGCAGGTCGGCGCGTCGATGACCGCCACAAGATGCTTGCCCGCGACACAGCGGGACAATGCCTCGGGCAGCGTCGGCCAGCTTCCGGTATCGTTGTCGCACAGGAAGTGGAAGTTGCCGGTGGGCGCTGCCGACAGGTTCAGCATGTCGCGGCCCATGATGAAGCGCAGGCCGTTGGGAACCGGAAGGCAGGCGATCCCGCGCGTTCCCGTGCTGCACTCGGATGAACTCTTGGGATAGCGCTTGTAATAGATGACAATGTAGTCGGGCTGGATCACATGCCCGCGCCCGTCGAGCATCGCCGGCATCCAGTAGGCGGAACGGTTGACTGCGGTTGCGCTGCCCGTCTGGTTGCAGCTGCTGCCTCCGGTCGTGCGCAGCGTCTGGTAGTTGGAATTGGCGTTGGCCGCGAGGTTGCCGTAGAACTGGTGGAGGTGCGATCTTCCGGGCTGGCCCGGATAGACGATCGGGTCGTCATACAGCAGCTGCCCCGGCGCGCAGACAAAGCGGAAAGCACCGAGTGTGTCCTGGCTGTTCAGGGGAGCCGGAGGAAAGGCTGTGATCGCGGTGGTGCGGTCGAAGTCCGTCGTCTGGATCGGCACAACCCCGTCGAGCGAGGGCGACGGGACATAGCCCGGAGTGACCGGATTCTGGTCGTCGTCCATGATCGTGACCGTGCCGTTCCTCGCGGCGACGGCATTGTCGGAAGCGGTGATGTTGAGGCTGAACGTCTCGCTGGTCTCGACCGAGGAATCGTTGGTGATCGAAACCGTGACCGTCTTGTCGGTCTCGCCATCGGCGAAGGTCAGGGAACCCGAGGTCGCGGTGTAATCCGAACTGCCCGCCGTCCCGTCTGCGGTGGCGTAGGCGATGGTCGAGCTGGAGCCGTTCGCATTGGTCTTGAGGATGTGGATCGTGACCGTCCCCGCACCCTCGTTGACCATTGCGTCCTGGACCGAGAAGCTGGGGCTCGGCAACGGCGCGGCAACGTCGTTGTCGATGATCGTGACCGTTCCCGTGCGGCGGATGACGGTGGCGTTGCTGTCCCCGGTGATCGATACGCCGAAGGTCTCGTTGCCCTCTACCGCCGTGTCATCGGTGATCGGAACGGTCACGGTGATGTCGGTCGTTGCATCGGCGACGGTGATCGTTCCCGAGACTGCGGTGAAGTCGCCGTTCTCGGAACTCGCCGTGCCCGCTGCCGTGCCATAGGAGATGACCGACGAAAGGCCGTTGGCGTTGGTCTTGGTGATGTGGACAGTCGCCGTTCCCGCATCCTCGTTGACCGTCACGTCGCCGACCGAAAAGCTCGGCGGCGTCGGCGGGGGTGGAGGCGGCTCCGGTGCCGGTGGGGTGGATACCGGACACTTGACGTTGGCCCGCACCTGCGTCCCGTCAGGGCAGGTCTTTAGGTGCGACTTGTTCTTCGCCGGTCCCGCCCAGGTCGGCGACGGATTGCCGCACGCGACGATCAGGGCGAGCACGCCCAGCATGGGAAGGAAGCGTTTCATGGGAGATCACCCGATAGGTAGAGATGCGTTTCTGCGGCGCGACGCTTGACCAGGCCGGGGAGAATGCGTCCGTCCGCATAGACCCACTTGCCGAACTCGACTGCTGCCCCAGCGTAGTTTCCGGCCTTGTGCTTCATCAGCAGGGTGGAGCTGCCGAGCCGCTTCGATCCGAGGTTGAAAACGAAGTCGGTCAGGGCATCCAATTGCCCCTGTGACACGTTTCCGTTGGTCAGCTTGAGAACGCTGTCGCAGGCGTGTGTGGCGTCGGTGTGGAGAAGCGCTTCGGCTTCATCCACGGTGATCTTCTTGCTGTCGGATACGTCAGGGCCGGTGTGCCCGTAACCGATGGTCAGCACGCCCACCGGATCGCGGTAAGCCTTGAGCCGCAATCCCTCCGACTTGCGGATCAGCGCGAAGCAGGCGGCGCTAGGCATCATGTCGGGCCGCTCGGTCGAGGCGATCAATCCATTCAGGAGGGACTGGATCAGCTGCATAGCCTTCATAGAGCGCCCTCAAGGTGCGCGAGATCGCTTCCCGCCGCTCGCGATAGTTCTCGTTGGAAAGGCCGCGGACACGGGTCATTCGCGCGCCCTCAGTTTGCGTCCGTTGAGCTTGTATTCCTGGAGGCCAATGGCGATGCGGAGCGCAAACCAGACGACGGTCAGCAGCGCCGCGATCTGCGGGAGCCATGAGAACAACGCAGCCACAAGCGCCCCCACCGACAGAGCATCGAGCAAATGCTTCGCGCCGTCCGAAATGGACTGCCCTGCAAGGTGAAGGACTTCCCCCGCCCGCACCTTACGGTTCCTTCCGGCGCGACAAGATGCTAAGGTGGGGCCGATGGAGCCTGTGTCCCTGTTCCTCATCGGCATGACGAAAGCGCTGGTGCTGGGCTTCTACTCGCTCATCACCGGCAAGGAGGCGTTCCCCGCCAACCCGAAGGGGCCGCTCTACAAGTGGTTCGGCAAGCCGAAGGGGGCTAGTCACGATTCACCCCCAACGCAGTCGCAGCTGCGGAACCGTGACCGACTGCCGGAGCGACTTTCTGAATTGCCCGACCCGCCGCGCGCGCCGCGGTTCCGCGTTTTAGGGCGGCGGCGGTAAGCGCCTTCTGTCCAGCCTTGCTGTAGGCGAGCGCCAGTAGCCCGGCGAGTGTCAGGCCAGTAGTGGTTCCGCTGCCCGCATCGCCGGCAGCAGCTCCCCCCGCAGCCCCAGTGCCGATGATCGCAGCAGGCAGGATAAGGCGTCCAGCCGTCCCGCTATCGGGAACCTTGTTCGGCAGCACTTCCTGCATGTTGCGCTGGAAGTCGTGGAACTCGCCCTTGCCCGCAGCCGCGGCGTGCTTGCCGCCGTATTTGATCGTGTTTGCGCGGTCGGCGAGCCCGAGCTGTGCCGGGGTGAATATCGCCAATCCGTCCTTTGAGTTGTTCTTGGCGGCGAGGACGGCGCTTTCGAGCGTCGAGACGCGCTTGAACGCCTGCTTGGCCGCATCATACTGCGGCATCACGTCGGGTGCCTGGCGACGGAACAAGTTCTCGACGCTTCCGGTGAACTGATCCACCACCTGCCCGATGCGGTGGCCCAGTGGGTCGCCGCGATACGCGCTCTTGATGTTTCCGAGATCGCGCAGCAGCGCCTGCATGTTCTCGCCGGAAATGTTGCCGCCATCGTCGAAATAGTTGTTGATCGTCTCGTCGATGCTGTTGTTGACTTCATCGCGGACGCGATCGGGCAGCTTTTCGAGCGCCATTTTTGCTCGCGTGGCATCGACGATGAAGCCGCGATCCAGTGATGCCGCCTTGCCGTCGAGCGCCTTGCTGAACGCCTGCGAAACCTGATCCTGCGCGTCCGCAACGGCTTCTTCGCCGAACTTGCCGCCAGACTTCCCGCCGATGGGCTGGAGCGCCCGGTCGAACGCCTTGGCGTTCATCTTCTGCAAGCCTTCGAGGCGGCGCGAATTGATGACATCGCCAACCACCGGGAGACCGGCGATGCGATCTTCGACGCCCTTCAGCTTGCCGCCAACCGCCTGCCCGATGGTGAGCGGGACTTCTTCCTTGGCAACATAGCCGACAGCGGGGTTGGTGACGCCTTTCGCGGCTGCGCCAATTCCACCAGCAATTTTGTTCCCGGCAAGTCCGCCGCCGGCCGTCAGCAGCGCGCTCTCGGCAACGCTCAGCGGCGTGGCGTTCGGATCGGAAGCGCCCAGCGCGCCGCCATAGGCCGCATCCGAGACGCCTGCCCGCAACAGCCCCGGAGCCATGCCGGCCCGTGCCAGCAATCCCTCGCCAGCGGTTCCAGCCAAGGCCCCACCAGCAACCGTGCCCGCAAGCGATGCGCCAGGATGCTGCGCGTTCGCAACAGCAAGTGCCTGGTTGATCCGGTCCTCGTCGCCCGTGACCTTGCCGACAAGCCCCGCAGTGGCGGCATTGCCCGCGTTCATCACGGCGGCACCGAGCGCGCTTTGCGCCCCGGCGTTGCGGTTTTGCTCGTCCTGCGACAGCGGAACTTCGGTCGTGTAGAAGCCCGGATCGATCGCGAACTTGGCCTTGGGATGCTTGGCGCGATAGGCCAAAGCCTCATCGACCCATGCACGGAACTTGGGATCGGTGCGCAGCGTCGGGTCGGCCCGCACGGCAAAGCCGAGGATGGTGTTCCTGTCCGCGCCCTTGCTCATCAGGCCGACGATCTTCTGGCCTAGAACCTGCTTCTTCGGATCGATGACAGAGCGGGTCTGTCCGGCGGACGGGGTGAGCTGCGGCCCCTGATCCTCTACGCCGTTGACGATCGGGTTGACTGGCGGCTCGGAAGCAACGCCCGGAAGCGGCATGATGCCGTATTCCTTCTGGACGGCGGGGTCTTCCGGGTCTTTGCCTGCGCCGATCGCCTGGAGCGACCGCGCGTGCCGCTCCATGATGTCGAGGCTTTCCTTCAGCTCCTTCGCGCTCATGTTGGGATTGAGCGAGGCGATGGAGTTGGCGAGCCGTTCGCCCTCCTGCTCGGTGAGCGAGCCCATGCCCGATGCGCCGTTCTTCGACTGGTCGCGCAGCGCCTGGAGCTTTTCGAGGATCGAAGCGCCCTTGATGCCTTCGAGGCTGCCGAGGAAATCCTGTCGCGGCGTGCCCGGGAAGTAACCTGCGAGGGAACCGAGGACGCCTGTTGCGAAGCCGGTATCGATCTGCTTGCGTGCCCTGCCGATGTTGGTCAGCAGCTCGTCAATGCCGAGGCCCTTGATCGACTTCGACAGGTCGGGATCGATCTTCGGCAGGTCGCCGATCTTCTCGACCTTGCCTTCGCTGCTTTCCTGATAGACGCCTGGCGGAAGTCCGCGATCCACCGTCTCTTTCGGAGACAGCGTGCGGAACGTGGACTTGCTGGCGTCCGGCTTGGGCTTGAACCCCGGAATATCCTTCGCGCCGCCCGTCGCGGGATCGTAAATTTGGCCGGGGCTGCCGGGAATGAAGTCAGGCTTCGTGTCCGGCCCCTTGCGGATCACCGGGCGACCAATGCCAGCGCTCGGCGTGTCGAGCGTGAAGCCCGGAGGGAGCGGCGGAAGGCCGTTGCTAGGGTCAGCCATTATGACCCCGCCGCGCGAAGGTTGGACATGACATAGCTTTGGACGCTGGCAGGAGCGTGCTGGAACCACGCATCGCCGTGCCGGCGGATGGCCTGATCGAGGTTGCCTGGACCCCAATTGTAGGCAGCCCACATCTTGGCGAGGCTGCCATATTGGCGTAGCAGGGCAGCGCGATATTCGCGCCCAACGCGGTTATATTCTTCCGGACTGTCGTTGCGCGTCGGAGTGATGCCGTAACCGGGATTTGACGCGGTGCTGGGCATGACCTGCATGGCGTATTTCGCGCCCTTGCTGGACGTGACCGGAGCGCCGGACGAGGTGTAGTCGCGACCGCCGCTTTCTGCGTGAGCGGTGACATTATCGAGGAAACCCGCCAGTCGGGCTTGCGCCAGACTGACCTCCGTTCATGGGTTCCCAAGCATGGGTTTGGGGGTTGTAGCGGACCTTCTCGCCATTCGGTCCCGTCGCGGTGATGTCTCCACCGCCACCGCTGCCAGTTCCCGGATAGTATCCGCCCGGATCGTAGGTGTCGTTCGGTCCCAGTGTGATCGGGGCCATCATCGCGGGATGCGTGATCTGGAGGAACTTCTCGTATGCTGCGCGCGTCGTCGGATCGAGCCCCTGGTAGTATTGGAACTCTTTCAGCCCAGACGGGACTTCGGAAGCTGGGTGCTGCATCTTGTAGAGCGACAGTCCGGCCTCTGGGTCTTCGCGGAAGATTTCGGCCAGCGCCGAATCCGAATTGCCGAGATAGTTTGCCAGCGCTCCCCCGAGATGCTGGCGGCGCGCCTCGGACTTCTGCTGTTCGAGCATTGGCGCGTAGATCGGTTGGTGCCCCGTCCCGACCAGCAACGCGTCCCCCAACCGCCCGAGGAAGTTGGCGAGGCCGCTGCTGCCGAACACGCGCGGGCCGGCGGACTGCTGGGCGATCTGCTGCTGATGGAGCGCCTGGTTCTGGGCGAGCGCAGCCTGTATCCCGCTGGTGGCGTCGGGAAGCTGCGGAGCCGGGGCGATCGAACCGAGCGCGGAAAGGTCGAGCGGCATTAGCGCAGACCACCGACCGAGCCGAGCAGTTGCGGCAGAAGCTCCTGGAAGCTCTGCGTTCCGCGAAGGGCGGGAGCCTGCGCCTGCTGCACCTGGTTGTTGGCCGCATATTGCTTCCAGATGTTCGCAAGGCTGTCGAGCTTCGTCGGCTGCGCTGCGGCGGTTGACGCAGCCTCACCCGCCGCTGCTGCTGGCGCAGCGCTTGCAGCGCCTGCGGCGGGCGCGGCGGCTCCGAGCTGGGAAAGGAGCTGCCCCATCAGATGAACTCCGCGATATTTTCGGGATAGCCAAGGCGGTCGTAATTGACCGTCCGGTAACCATTACGTTCCGGCCCCAGCGCCCACGGACGCAGCTGCTCGACTTCATCGGCCATGACGCCGATGAACACGCCTTCGGGAAGCGTGGAATCGATGTCGCGGTCGTATTCGAACCGCCACTTGCCGAGCCCGTCGTTGAACTCGCCGATGCGCTCTGCGTTCTTCTTGACCCGCGGATCGGATGCCATTGCCGCCGTCGAAAGCGCGGCACCGATGAGACCGCCGAGGCCGGGGCTGCTCTGGCCCTTGGAGACCTGTCCCGCTTCCGAAACCAGCCCGCCAGCGCCGAGCGATAGCTTCGCCATGTCGGAGAGATGCCCGAGGTAATTGTCGAGCTTGGTCGATGCTAGATTCTGGCCGAACTGGTTCAGCGCCTTCAGCGTCGAGCCGGAATTGAGCAGGCCCCGCGCGGCGGCGTTGTTGGTGATCGCCCTGGAACCCGAGTCCAGCAGGAAGTTGTAGCCCGAGGAATTGAGATAGTTCTGGAGCCCGCCGCCTCCGAAACCGCCAGAGCCGCCCATACCCCCAGCCCCCTGTCCGGGAAGGCGCAGGACGCTGCCGTTCGCTGCCGCATCGCCGGGAACGCCGTTGTTGGCGAGATTGATCGCCCCGCCGGCAGAGCCGAGCCCGCCAACGCCTAGGATGTTCGCCATTGCGCCAAGCGAGCTGGAGCCGACGCCCGCCCACGGGCCGAAGTTGAGGAAGGTATAGGGAAGGGCGGTATTGCCCGATTTTGAGTCGCTGCCGCCAGTAAGTGCGCCCATTGAGACCCCGCCAAAGTCGATGCTGGGCGCTCAAAGCCGCAAAGACGGCGAGCGATGAGATTGCTCTATAGCATCGTGAAGAGAGGTTTCATGTTCCTAGAAGTCAGGCGGCGAGTTGTTCGTTCGTCCAATGCGCGCGGGACAGTTCGCCGAGCAGCACTTTACCCAGAGGCCTCTCCGCCTCTCCGGTGATGGTGAAGCCGACCCGACGGGCGACGAACGCTGTGCGCCTTCCGGTTGCTGGAATCTCCACGCGAAGCAGATGAGCCCCATAGCTATCGAACATCTCGCCGATCATCGCCTTTGCGCGGTCAATTGCCTGCTTGCCGCGCGATGCGAACCAGACATGGAGCAGATAAGTCCCCGGCCCAAAATACTCCGCCATGCCGAGGTCTGGGCCGATGCGGAGAGCGACGTTGCGAGGATCGGCGAGCCATATGGAAGCGGAGAATGTGCCGTCATGCAATTCCGGTGGCACCGTGACGGCGAGCATCGCCGCCATCTCGAATGGGTTACTGACCCTTAGCAAGCCGCTCGATCTCCTTGCGGAGCGCTTCGCAGTTCTCGCGGTATTCGGGCCTGCCTTCGCGGGCGGCGAGCTTGGCCTTGAGGTCATCGAGGCGCGTCATTGGCCCACTTTAGCACAGCGACACGCGCGGGTGTGTTACTAGACCGCTTTTGCGTCGGTGATAAATTCGGGTTAACGTGGGTGTGCTCGGGTAAGGGGGTGGCGTGCGTCACCAGAAGATCGATGTTCCAGAGCAGTCCCTGCTTCGCCGGCTGTTCCCGACTCTGTCGAACGTCAATCCCGACGTGACGTGGATGGACTGGGTGATGCTCGTGGTGGGCTTCTTCTTCTTCCTCGCCCCGACAGCAGCCTTGGTGCGCGGCGCGTGCGGGCTCGAAGTGACAGGCGGCGACATTGACGTGATCAGGCATCCGACGGCAGAGGACATCAGGAGGTCACACTTGCCGCCGGAAGACCCGTTCGAGCGCATGGCGCACGGGCTGAGCCCGCACTAGCTGCGCGGGAATGCAGCCGTCGGGATCGTCACACCTGCGTCTGAGGCATATCGGGCAACGCCCTTAGTGATCCTAATCTCATCCATGTTGCCGTTGAAGTCGTAGGTCGCGGCCCCGTTAGTATCACCGATAGCACCGAGCACGAGTTTGGCCGTCGAATTGAAGGGCGCGAAATTAAGGACTGATGCGCCAACTTGAACCATCGATGCAGTTCCGGTCGTGCCAAGATAAAACCTTGTCTTGCCGGTGGCATCGCGTTCTACGCAGATGTAATACCATGTCCCCAGAGTCGGGGTAAACGCGTAGGTCATACTGACTTGGCCAAACGTGCCGTTCGCCATCGTCATCGTCAGATTGCTGCCGTTCAGGAACAAATACCAAGCGCAGTTTGACAGCGAGCCAGTGTCCCACTGGCCAAGCAATGCCTGGTTCGTCGTCTTGGTCTGGAAGCGAAAGAATCCCTCAATCGTATAAGGGCCGGTGCCGAAGTCCCAATCAGCACTGTCTGGCGTGGTTATGCGGTCGCCGCTTCCGTCGAATGTCGCGCACGATGATCCGAACTTGAACTGGGAAGTCGTGATCTGCGCATTGCCTACGGCGGTCATCGCGCGAGCGACCGGGCTTTCATCCACGAACGACGTTGAACCGTTCGCGCCCTCGAAGCCCATGAGGAGCTTGACGCTGGAGAAATTGGGATCGGTGCCCCCGACGCCAGCGCTCGCCTGCCCGCACATCAATGCCGCATTCGTAAACGGCAGCATCAGCCAAAGCCCTTGCCGGAAAGGAACGCATCGAACTTCGGTGTGCTCGCGTCCGTGCAGAACACCGTGATCCGGTCGCGCTTGCTCGCCGTGGTGGTGAGCGTCGGCGCTCCGGTCGTGCCCCAATCGAACGACGCAGGCCAAGTCATCGTGCGCGATCCAGTGCCGTCCTGGATGACGCCGAGCGAATAGGTCGCGCCGAGAACCGGATTACTGACCGCCAGCGTCCGGTTGCCGCCGAGCGTCACCTTCGCATTGATCGCCGTGGACATATCCCATGAGACCGTCGCGCCATCGGTGAGCGTCTGGACGGCCATTGCGGACTGGAGAACGTCGGCGGTTACGACCTTGTTGGCCGTTCCAGCCCTCACCTGAGCGGCGGTCGCGCCATCAACCGCGATGCTCTCGGCATTGCCCGCATCGTTGTAGGTCGCGACGATACCGGTGTTCGTTCCGGCTGATATCATCGTTGCAACGGCATCCTGCGCCTGTTCGTCGGTGTATGCGCCCGGAATCGATCCGGAAAGGGCTTCGATCTTGTCGTAAACGTCGTTCTTCGTCGGGACTTCGTTGGAGCCGTTCCAGCCCGCGCCATAGGATTCTGCCGGAACAGTCAGGTCGCCGCTCAGCGTGCCGCCCGTGAGCTTCAGGTAGCGCGCGTCCGCCTGCTCCTGCGTGATCCCCGAGAGGGTCGTCCCGCCGCCTGTCGTTGTCCCGGTCGTCTGGAGCTTGATCGGGTCGATATAGAAGCCGATGGCAGCGCCGCCCGAACCCGCAGCCGTAATCCGCAGCTCATCGACATTCGTTCCAGCGGCAATCGCGAATAGCGACTTGGAGATGACCAGCGCCTGATAGCTCGACGTGTTCGCGCTCGAAAAGCCGAACGCGCCTTCCTTCAACGTGACCGGCGATCCCTTGGCAACACCGGCGAGATACCATTGCAGCGTCAGTGAGCGCTTGGTGTTCCAACTCGCCTTCGAGCGGATCGACAAGAGCAGGCTCCCGTCACCGTCGAAGCTCTCCGCCGAGGAGCGGACGAACTTGACATAGGCACCCGAGGCGACTGAAGTCCCCTCTATATCCTTGGTGCCGGTGTTCGGGTTGTTCGTGCTCCCCGCCGTGAACCCCGTTCCGGAGGTGGTCGCGGTCCACTCCGTGCCTTCGTCGTAGATCGTTTCCGTGGTGATCCCGGAAAGAGAGGTGGCAGTCGCCGGAACCAGGACGAACGTCAGGTAAAGCTGCGAGGTCGGATCGACTGCCGGCTGTGACGGATTGGCCGCGGGCGTGCCGTCGATCTTGCCGAACGTCCCCGCGTCATCGAGGTAGAGGACATCGATGCGGGGATTCGTCGCGTCCGCCGCAGTAAGAGTGATGGTCTGCGCGGAAGCCGTGACCAGCGTGCCGTCGATGTAAGCCGAGCCCGCCGACATCGAGAACCCGAGCGATCCGGTATAAGCGACACCGCAGCCCGAGACGATGCCGTTGAGCGGGGTTCCTTCACCGCTGCCGGAAAGCGCGGCCAATGCCGCCTGAAGGTCAGTCTGGTCGGCCAGCGTGCCGGTGATGCTGCCCCACACAGCGGAGGACGCACCAGCCCCGAGGATGTCCTCTATCCAGGCGGACTCAGCCCAAAGCGACAGTTCGTTCGTGTCGGTTGACCAATATACGCCAAGCGCAGTTGGATACAGCGCTGGCGTAGCCGGACGGTCTGCGGCGAGACCCTGACTGATATAGTCGAATAGGTTTGTGCTTGTGGTCATGGCACTATCGGAGCCCAAATGAGATGCCCGCTGCCATCGCTAACGAGCTGTGGTGGTTCGCCGATCACGACCGGCAAGATCATGCCTCCCGCCGTGCCGTTGGATGCGGCTGTGACATGGCCTTTTTCGTCAACGGTGATCGTGGCATTGGTGTAGGTTCCCGTCGTCACCCCGCTGTCGTCATGGGTCAGCGTGATATCTGCCGACAGGTCGCCGCCGCCGCTCAGCGGCGCGACGGTATCGATGCGCGTGTCCTTGTCGGCCTTGCCGTTCAGCCCTGAGAGGGCTTCGTTGGCCGTCTTGTCGGTGGTCTCGCCGTTGGTGAACAGCTGCTGCCAGAGCAACGCGAACGCTGGCAGCGCAGCGCCGCGGCGGTCCACCATCGGATCGCCCGATTGAAGCGGCCTGACCTTGCGGAACCGGCTCATCGCATGTCGGCTCCCGACAACCGAACGGTCGCGCCGTTGTCGGTGATGCGGAAGATGCGGCCCGGAGCCTTGATCGTTCCCAAGGACCGGTATTCGATCGTCGCCGAATAGTCGCCCGCTGAGATGATGTTCGATCCGTGGTTGTTCCAGCTGTGCCCGAGGTCGTCGGAGCTTTCGAGCATGATCGTTGCGCCCGTCTGCGTCGGTGCGCCAATCGACAGGTCGATGGTCACGGCCCCGCACGGGATGACATCGCGGCCCGTCACCTGGATTCCGGCCGTCACGATACGGGTGAAGGCGTCTGCGTCGGTCGTCGTGCGGTCGTCGCGGCCCGTGGTCGGATCGAGAATCCAAAGCGTCCCGGTCGCGTCGTCTCCCGCAACCACGTCCGTCCCGAAACCACGGTCCAAAGTCGTCGCCCGCATCCCGACCCAGTTGGTGCCGACGTGCGCCCGCCAGTTGTCGCGTCCGGGCGAGGCCCACGAGCTCCACATGTTCGCGGTGAGGTCGTAAACTAGGGTTTCCGAAGGCCCGAGGCGAAGGACGTAGAAATCGTGCCCGTCGAGGCTGAACCCCCAGACGCGGATCGTCACGTCGTCATCGGTCACGCCGTCGCCATCGCCGCCGGTCACGTCATCGGCGGGGAAGTAGCGGATCACGGTGGTGTATGCGGGAGCTGTCGCGTTGTCGCCGTTCTGCATGGAGATCAACGCAAGGCGGGTGTAGGTGCTCAGCACCATCCCGCGCGTCACGTCCGGCAGGTCGCCGATGTCCCAGTCGGTGATGTCGTGCGTTGCGGCAGTCGAAAGATCGGCGGCGACGATATTGTGGAGATCGGAATAAGCGTGATTGGCGAAGCTGTCTGGACCGACGAACCAGAAGGCCGTCTGTCCCGGAGCAAGCCCCATGAGGAACGGCGAACCGGATAAAATTGCCGCGTTCAGTCCCGACCCGTTCGTAGCATATTCACGATGCTGAAGAACGGAGAAATCGTCTTCGTCCAGCAAATAGAGGTCGGTCCCGCCGCCACGGCACACGAACCATCCCGACGCGGTGCAATAGGCTTCCAGCTGAATTAACGTAGGCTGCGGGTCGGAAACCGTGTTGAAGTCCGCCGCTGCCGAGCCCGCACCAGCGTCGATGACACGCTGGAAATAGATGTTCGCCGTATCGCCGCCCACGGCCCACACATCGCCGTGCGTGTCTTGCAAGAGCTGCTGGAACTCGGTCAGACCAGTGGGCGTGCCGTTCGCGACGGTCGTAAGCGTGCTGGTTTCGACATCGTAGATGCTGATGTCCTTCGACCCAGCACCCGTCCCGCCGCCGAGCCACGCAATCTTGCGCGTGTCGTCAGGCATGACGAACAGCCCCAGCCCGCCCGAAACCGCAAGCAACGCATCCGACGCCAGAACGGTTTGGGAGCCGCGGGCAAAGTCAGGCCACGAGCAAAGCGTCCCGGCAGTATCCAGCGAATAGACCGTGCCGTCGTCATCAATGACGAGGTTGAGGCCGCCACCGCCTGCTCCGAAGGCCGTAATGCAGGAATCGTCGGTGCGGTCGAGCGTCCAGATCGTCCGGTCGCTGCTGGTATCCTCGCATATGATGTAGCGCCCGTCAGGCGAGAACGCCTGCGGGTAGAAGGTCGCGATCCCGACCGTCTCGTCTTCGAGCAAGGGCTCGACAAGGAACGGCAGCCCCATCAGCCGATCCTCTGCGCGTTGATCGCTTCACGCAGCCGTTCCGCGATTCCGGGAGTGGACACGACGACGGGCTCGGCACCGATGCGATAGACCGTTCCGTCCGTTCCAACGGCCATCACGTCGTCCTTGACCTGGACGATGGTGCCTTCCCAGATGCCCTTGTCAAACAAGCGGCCCTGCTGGCGCTGAAATGGAGCCAAGGCGTCCCCGGACGGATACCAGACTTCATTGGTCGAGGTTCCCGGAAGCCAGAACTGATCGCCGACAACCACCACCTGCCACACCGGATCGGGCGAGCGCTCGGCAGTCGCGAAGTTCAGCGGATCGATGATGATCTCACCCGGCTCGATCCAGTAGAAGCGCCCGTTCTTCCCCTGCCCCTGCGCCACGACGCAGATGGTGAACGACGCAATCACCCCGACCGACACGATCCCGTCATTGTCGGGCACAGCCACGGTGGAGAAGGTCGAGCCGCCGCCTCCCGAGAGGGTCGCGCCGCCCCACGCAATGTTGGCCCCGGTTTCGGTGGTTGTGACCGTGTCCCCGTCCGCGCCGTTGAGGAACGCCCGGATCACCAGCGTCGTCGCATCCGACGAGATCGCCCGCGCATCGGGGTTGCCCGCCATTGACGAACTATAATCCACCCCTGCCGCGCCGGAGTTGTTGATGGCGTTGAGGAGGTTGGCCAGCGCCTGCTCGACCGATCCGGACAGCGACACGAGCCACGGCTGCGCCAATGTCCCGGCCGGCGTCCCGGTGTCCACGTCGCCGGACGTGAACTTGTAGGTCATCGATCCGACCGTGACCGTATCGTTGTCGGCAATCGCCCCGGTCGAGGTCAGGGTTCCACGGGCGTAATCGCTCTCGGTGTAGTAATGCAGAGCCAGCCCGTCCGCGATGAACAGGTAGGTGTCGGTCGCGGCCATCGACACGGCCCCGGTTGAGGAGTCGATGGTTCCAACCACCGTGACCGTCTCGTCCTGCGCGATCTTGTAAACCGTGTTGCCGCCTACGACGAACAGGGATTCACCGAACGTCCCCGGCTGCGAATAGACCTGACGGATCGGGCTGTGCGTCATGGTCAGCCACTTGCGCAGCGCCGGACGGGTCAGGAGCGCGACCTGATCCTTCTGGTTGACGGGGCATTGCTCGAAGTAGCGGTTCAGCAGCCGGATATCGGGCGTCTGCGCTACGCTCCGCGAAAAATCGGAGGTTCCTAAAGGAAGGCGCATTACGTCCTCCCGCTGTTGAACGCCGCCGTGCTTTCTCCGAATGGCCCGCGCCGCTGGTGCAGCAGCCCAAGCGAGCCCGGATCATTGGGGGTTCTGGGCTTGCGGTAGCGCGCCTGGATTTGCGAGCGCTGGCGCTGCAACGCCATCTGGCTTTCCGGCGTCAGGTTGCGCGAGTGACGCGGGTTCAGCCGAACCGCCAGCATGACGATGAAATAATCGTCATACTCTGTGGGGAACGGCATGTCGTCGGTGGCGATGAGGTCGGTCACGCGAACCCAGTTGGCCTGGTCGGCGCGATACATGAACTCGGCAACCAGCCCTTCAGTGTTGAACAGCTCGGTCGCGTCCAGCTCCAGCGTGCGCCCGTTGCCGTCGAGGGTCAGGTTGCAGGTATCGAGCGTGTTGGCACTATCGACAATCGCGAACCGCTGCCCGTCATAGGGCATGGGGTCGAGCTTGAACGTCAGCGGCCCCGTCGAGTTGAGGATCAGCCGGACGTTCTCTGGAATCCACGGGGAGCAGAAGGCCGTTTGGTCGTAGGTCCCACCGACGTTGAGATCCGTAAGCGGCAGGCCGACTTCCGAGCCAATCGTGGACTGGATCAGCGAGTTGAGGAGAGACAGCCCCTCGGTCTGCTCGGCAGCCGTGGGCGTTGACCCGATCGCGATCAGGTTACTCTCTCTGTAAGCCCTCTGGATGATCTCGGCAGCGGTCGCCATTGGTCAGGCTCCCGTCAGACCTGGAACGTGCCTGCGCAGTTGGTCAGCGTGACGTAGGCACCGTCCTGATAATAATGACCAAGCTCGACGAACTGGCCCGCCGTGACCGCGAGCGAGGCGACGATGGTCGAACCGCCGGAAACCGTGCCGGACGTGATTGCGATGGTGCCCGACGTGGAGGACGAGCAGAGGAAACCACCGCAGCATCCGCCGCGCTGCACAAGCGGGCCGCTCGCCGTCATGTATTTCGGCGTCCACACTTCCTTGACGTGATTGCTCAACTAAGCCTCCTGACCAATTGGGGAGCGACAGGGCGGCAGCAGGGAGTTCACCGCCGCCCCGTCTAGGCTTACGAGCCGTTGATGCGGACGATGCGACGGCGGTCGCGGACGTTCGCAGTCAGTGCGCAGTCAAAGCGCACGCTGTGGTCGCCGGTGCCGAAGTCGCTGTGCATCCACATGCGGACGCTGATCGGCACGTTCTGGAGCTTGCGCCGCATCGCCGTGCCGGTCGAAGGCATGATGAGCGGAGCAGTGTCCACGACGATGGCCTGCTTCTGGACGATGCCGCGCTGGCGGTAGGACGTGCTGGCCGCGCCCTTGATCGTCAGCGCTGCGTTGTCCGCAGGAGCCGCCGCGACCGTGGCATGGGCCGTATTGATGTTCACGTCGTCGCCCGAGCCGGAGCCCGGAACGATCATCGCCGGGAAGATGCGCAGGGCCGCAATCGCGCCGGTCGAAGCGGTCGCATCGGCAACCACCACGAACTGCTGAAGGCGTCCCGTATCCACCTGGGCGCGGTTGTCGTAGGCGTTCACCCCGGCAATCGTGAACACGTCGCCGGCCTTGAGCGTCTGCGAGCCGGTCAGCGTGTCGATGGCGATGGTCTGGGTGAGATACTGGCCCGGAGCAGCCGAGTTGCACACGTCCTTGTAGTTGACGTTCTGGCTGGCACCGTTGATGAGCGCCGCCGAGCTGCCTTCACCCGCACGACTGCCGGTGGTGAGAACCGGAAGCTGCTGGGTGAACAGCGTCTCGATGCCGCCGAGATCGCCACGGAATCCGACGCGGATCGCCTTGGAGGCTTCCGAGTCCGAATACAGCTTGCCGATCTGGTTGCCGAGCGCCTGCTTGTCCTCGAAGGTGAGGACGCCGCGCAGGTCGTTGTCCGAAACGCCTTCCTGCTTCAGACGGGTGTAGCCCGCCATGAAGTCGTTGAAGTCGGCGACGTTGTTGCCGGGCGTGCCGACCCAGTTGTTCGCCGCCTTGAAGGTGACGCCGAGAACGTAGGCATCAATCTTCTCGGCCATCGAGGTCGCAGCGCCCATCAGCGCTTCCGACTGGCGCGCATCCGAGATGTCGCGGATCGCCGCGAAGTCGCCATAGCCCATGTTGGCGTTGAAGGTCGTGTTGACCTTGAACACCTCGGAACCGATCGCAGTGCCGTCCACGCCCGAGGACAAGTCCTTGACGCCATCGGTCGTCTGGGTGACGTTGTAGCGCGGGCTGACCTGCTCGTTGACGGTCAGGGCGTTGCGGTCGTTGAGTTCGGCGTCGTGCTCTTTCCAGGTCACGCAATCGGCGGACACCAGTTCGTTCTGGAGCTTCGCCATGAAGGTGTTGAGGACAAGCGCCGACTGTTTGACAGTGACAGTTGCTGACATTTGAAGAAATTCCCCGCCTGAATGTTGCCGTGGAGCGCCCGAAGGCGGTCAGGTCAGGGCGCGGAAAACGGGGAGCGCAGCCCTAGACATCCGGCGCGGTTGCGGTGTGCCATCCCGTGAGGCTCACCGCCGCGTGAGTGTCACTTATGCCACAGAATGAATGGCTTTCATGTTCCTAGAAGCGAACCATGCCATTTTTCTCGGAACCATCCGCAAATCAGCGCGTTAGGGCGTCGAGGGCTAAGCGGGGCAACGCATTCGCTTACCCTCACGCGGTGAGATGCAAGCCGCATGACTCCGGCGCGGATTGAAAGAGAAACGCCGCCTGCTCGGTAAACCAAGCCCCGGCAAAGTAACGTGCCCGCTGGCAGCCCCCCGCCCCAGCACCCGCACACGAAACGCCGGGGCTTTCTATCCCTCCAGCAGCTTCATAATGATATGGTGCTTGGCCGCTTCAAGGATGCCGATCGCATCGATGAGGTTCAGCCCCGATCCCCAGTAATGCGTCGCCAGCTCCGAGCCCGACGTAATCACGATAGCCGATGTCACCCGGCCCAGCTGCCCGTCATCCACGTCCTCGGCGAACTTGCGCGCTTCCGCAGCAACGTCCCCGTCCGGAGCGGAACGGAACAGGTGGAGGATGTCAGCCACGGCGCTGCGCCGCGATCACGCCGATGATCTGGCAGCATTCGACCGCAACCAGCAGGCACACCGCAGACAGGAACGTGTGACCGAGGGTGCGGAGGAAGGTCACCGCAGCAGCTTCGCCAGCGCGTTTAGATCGGCGTTCTCGGATGACCAATCAGCCTCGAACTGACCCGATGCGCCACGCACCTTGTGCTGCGGTGGCTCGGGTGCATTGGTTGCACCGGAAGGCGTGGCCTTGGGCTTGTTCTCCTTCTGGAGATATGCCTTCACCCGTCCGGCATACAAAGCCAGGTCGAGCGGGTTCACGTCCGGTCCGGAAGGACGTTCGGGCATGGCGTCGAGATACTGGCCTTCGATCGCTCCGAACGCTTCCGCGGCTCCCAACAAATCGCCGGCCGCGACCCGCGCCTCGATTGCGCCGGACTCATGCGGGTTGGACGCGAGGTGGTAGGCCGCATCCTCGGCGACGGGTGATGCGGAGATCGCAATTGAGGTCAGCGGGCTAGCCTGGAGTGCCGCCAGCTTCTCGCCGAAGTCGTCGTATTTCTCCGCGCCGCGCTTTTCCGCTTCCGCCCACTTGTTGTTAAGCTCGGTCGTGACCGCCCGCCGCTGTTCTTCCTGCGCGGTCTGGTTGCGCCGCGCCTCCTCGGCCTTGCGCTGCTCGGCAAGCTCGACCTTCACCTCGTAGCGGGCAAGGTCTTTGAGATATGCCGGATCGGCCTCGCCGAACTCGTATTTGGCGTCGTCGGGGTTGGGTGCGGCGAGCTCTGGCGCTTCCGTAGTCGTCTCTGGCTTGCTCGTCTCCAGCGCGGCAAGGCGGGCTTCCAGGGCTTCGCGCTTGCGCTGTTCCTCGCGCCAGTTGCGGGTCAGCTCGTCGATGCGCTGGGATGCGCGCTTGGAGCGCTGCTTGCCTTCGGGCTGGTCGTCGCCCTGATGTTCGCTTTCGTCAGATTCGGTAACTTGTTCTGCGGACGTGTCATCGGGCTTAACATCCGCTGGCGGCGCGTCCGGCACCATGCCCGTATATTCGATGCCTTCGAGGCTGTCCGGCTGCTGTTCGCTCATGCTGCTTGATCCTCGGGTTGTTCAGGTGGCTGGTTGGCCGCTTGCACGGCGCTCTGTGTCGCTGCGTCGGATTGCGTGCGCTCGTTGATGCCGTCGCGATACGCACCCGCCGCGATGTGGTCGGTGATGATGCCGGGGACATGCTCGGCCCCGAGCGCCTGAAGCACGGCTTCCGTGACAGCGGGCGCAAGCACGGCGACCGCTTCGGGCGGTAGGGCGAAGTCGTTCTTGCCGAGCGCCGACAGGCGGCGGGTGTGCGCATCGTAGAGCTGACCCGCGACCTTGGCGGCTTCCAGTGCTGACGGGCCTTCCGGACCAGCTGCAGCGGCCTGTGCCTCGGCCTGTGCCTTCATCGCTTCGGCCTCGGCTTTCTTCGCCTGTGCGACCTTGAGCGCGGTCTCGGCCTGTGCCGCTTCCATCTGGAGCTGCACTTGCATCTGCTGCATCTGCTGCGCTTGCTGGGCCTGCGCCTGCTTCTGCGCCTTCTCCTCGTCGCTCAGGTCGTCGTCCGCGTCGTCCCCGAGGATCGCCGGGTCCATCGCGCGCTTGATGCGCTCGGCGATCTTGTCGCCGTTGACCAAATCCATCTCCTGGATGATGAGGTCGCCCGCCGCCTGCGTGATCTGCGGGGCCTGTCCCGCAAGCTCCATCAGCTGCGCAGCGGATTCCTGCCGGCGCGTCGCATAGGATGGGCCGGTGGTGATCGTCACGTCGTAGCGCCCCGTCGAAAGGTCGATATGCTGGTCTGCGTCCGGGTCGTTGACGCGCAGCAGCTTCACGCCTTCGTCGGCCCCGACCGTGCGGATCGTGCGCGGCGTGTCGTAAACGATCGGGATCAGCGCATTGAGGACTTCGCCGACTTCCTGGATCGCGGCGTCCATGTTCTGATGGTAGATGATGGTGGCGAGGTCGCCCTGCTGCTGCCGCTGGCGGATTGCGACGCCCGATGTCTCGTTGCCCTGGTTGCCGAGCTTGGCGTCGTAGATGCCAGTCGTCTCCTTCATGTCGTTGGCGCACATTTCCTCTTCGGAAAGCAGCGCCGCGAGGTTCTGGAGCGTCGTCTGGACAGGCGCGATGGGAGAGTCGTCGTTGTAAACCAGCGTGTTCGCCCAGTCGGCTTCGCGGCCCTTCACCGCCGCTGCCGGAGCGACGAAGTTGTGACGCGGGGCAAGCATCAGCAATTCCGCCCGAACCGAACGGAAGTAGTTCTTCAGCCGCTGCGGATCGCGGGCAAAGCGCACCAGCCCGAACCGCACCCTGCGGTCGCCGATCCACACCTCGCGGCCCGTGCAGCGGATGATCGGCAGACGCGGCAGCTTCAATTCGAATGGGTCGGACAATTCCTCGAAGCCGTTGGTCAGCACCATCGAGGCGTATTTGCATTTCGACTGGCGGATGCGCGGCTTTCCGTCCGGCCCGACGAACACGCGGCCCTTCCATGACTTCTCTGGCTGGTCAGTCACGTCCTCGACCGCGCCGTCCTGCATCAGCGCGAAAGTGCGGGGCTTTTCGGTGATCTTCCAGTATTCGGCGATGCGAACGCTGTTCTCCGTGACCCAGCCAGATTCGCGCATGTCCGCCGTGTCGAGCGAACTCTCCTTGGCGTCAGGAAAGCGCTTCCTGAACTCGTCCTTGAGGATGTTCTCGCCGACGAAGCAGTAAGTCGCGTCCCTGCCCGTGGGATCGCCCGAGAAGGGGTCCCACTGTACTGCTAATGGATTGGGGATTGCACGGATGAACAGGTCGCGCTCGAACGCGTCCTCGTAGGCGTATTCGAGATCGACCCGCATGTTGGAGATGCCGCACGACACCATCGCGGCGAAGGTGTTGGGGTAAACGCGATCGACCTTGGACTGCAATTCGATCGAGCGGATCAGCTCGGAACGGACATCGGCGACCTGAACGTCCCCGTCCTCACGCGGCAGAACCTTGATCGATGTCTGGTTTGCGCGCCAGTCGCCGACCACCTGGTTGACCAGCTGCGGCAGCGTGTTGTTCGTGAGGCACGGCAAGGGAAACGGCCCGGTGCTCTCGCGATATTCGCGGACACGCTCGTCCCACTGCTCGCCGGCCTCGAACTTCAGGTCTTCGAGCGCTTCGTCGCGATTGTCCTTGTCCGCTTCCTCGGCGGCTTTCCAGCGCTCGCGAACGTCCTTGGCGAAGTCGGTCATTAGACGCGCTCCAAGCTGATTGTGTTGGGGTTCACGCCAGTGACGATGAACTCGCCCTCTTGGCCGCCGACCTTGATGCGGTCGCCCTCGGCGATCTTGTCGCCGTCAACGTACAGGGACCGCTTGCCCTTGCTCATCACGACACGCGACTGCGCGCCGTACAGGCATTGCCCGATGACCTTGCGCGATACGGTGGACAGCAGATGCGCCCGTGCTGGATTGTTCAGCGCGATCATCGCCCCGCCATCCATCCGCCCGGACGGCCGGCGAACTGCGGCACAGGCTTGGGCTGAACCGGCGCGGTCTCTTCCTTGTGTGCAATGCAGCCCAGCCCGAAAGCGTCCGCCGAGTGGCTGGCCCAGTCGTGTTCCGGCCCCAGCCCGATGTCCCGCTGCTCGTCGTGCTTCTCGTGATACCAGCCCAGAGCCTGCAATCCCGCATCGCACTTGGCCGCGTCGAACCGCATCCTCGGGAACAGACGGCGCGCCTCTTCAATTCTCGCCTTGGCCGCGCCCTTACCCTGGTTGGGAACGACCGAGACCTCGTATCCGGCTTGGCGGAACGCGCTCTCGAAGCTGACGTTGAACACGCGGTCGTGGGTTTCGCCGTCGTGCGGCAGCCAGATTTTCGCGCGGCTCGGTGTATATCCCTGCGACCGTAGCCATTCGAGATGCGTGGAGATCGGCTGACCCTGCGCCTCGTAATGGTTCACCCAGCGGATTTCGGTTCCGACATGCTGGGCCGCCCAAAACACAAAGTTATCGGCCTTCGCTCCGGTCCCGCCCAGGTCGGCGAACAGGCGAACGATAAGGTTGGGGTCCTCACCGACAAATCCGATACGATTGTCGGCTCTGGCTTGCGCAAGGTGGCGAGCGAAATAGGCTCCCTTCGAAACGGTAACATAGCCGCCTTCCCAGATGTGGTCGTAACCGTCCGGATCATCCCGCAGACAGTCCTTGCGCTCCTGCTCCAGCTCGGCAGGGAACCACGGGTTGTCGTTCCAGTTGGCCTTGACGACGATCGAGTTGGTCGGCGGAGTCTGACCGCGGAACATCACATCGACGGGATCGATCTTTCGCCGCGGGTTCCAGGTGAACCACAGCTCGGATTGGGGCGCGCGGATCGTAGGTCGCAGCAGCTGGAGTGAGCGAGCCGAGAGTGTCTGCGCTTCCTCGACCCACGCGCGTTTGAAGCCTTCCAGGGATTTGATGGACTCAGCGGTGTGGTCCTGCATTCCCTGGAAGATGATGATGCCGTCGCCAGGAGTTTGTATCCTGTCGGCGAACACCTTGAAGCCGTCCGCTTCGCCGAGCCGGAACTCGCCGAGCTTGGCTTCGATCAGGCGCTTGGCCGAATCCTTGAGCGACTTCTGCACCTCGCGGATGCAAACCGAGAGCAACCCCTTTTCATAGAGGCTGTCATCGATCAGCGCGCCGGCACGGTCATGCGACTTGCCTGACCCGCGTCCGCCCCATGCTGCCTTGTAGCGGGCAGGTTGGTAGAGCGGCGCGAAAACGTCGGCGGTCGGGATGGTGAGGGTTGCGGCTGCGGCCATCACGCTTCTGGCCTCGTGAACACGCGCTCAACCTTCGTGATCTCGACCGCGCCAGAGTGCTGCGTCTCGGTCTTGTCCCGCCAATCGGCAGCGCGCCGGTTCTTCAGCCAGAAGATTGCGGCTGTCGTGTCCGGGGCGATCTTGGCGCGATACGGGGCATACACTGGCTTGTCCGCGCCGCCGGGCATGAAGATTTTTACTTCATCCTGCTCGTAGCCGATTGCCCGTTGGTAAAGGCTGCGCTCAACCCGTTCGTCGGCGACATCCTTGCCAGTCTTTAGGGCCTGACAAAATTCGTCATGGTCGTGCTTCCAGCGGTAGATCGTGCGAACGTCCACCTCGAAGAAGTCTGCGATTTCCTGGTCTGTTGCGCCTAGCTCGGCCAGCTTCCGCGCCTGACGCGCAAAGTCGTCCTCGTAAACAGACGGTCGGCCCGCGCCGCTGGTGCTATCCGACCCCCCGGCCATAATGCTTTGTGGCACATCGGGAGCGCGGTTAATGTTCCTATTGTTGCAACCGAAGCCGCCGCACCCGTCCCGATCCAGCGCGGCTCAGCAATCCCCTGCGCTCAAGGCTGTTGATGACCTGCCACACGTCCTTGCGGGTGCTCATGCCCAGCGCATCGCAGATCATGTCGTAGCTCGGTGCGATCCCGTTCTTCTCGATCTCTTCGCGGACATAGGCAAGCACCTGGACCGCCCTGTAACCGAGCACTCGTCCGGTGAGTAACGGTTGATGCTTCATTCCCCCACCCTCTTGGCTATGCTGCTGAGCTAGATTTCACCCCGGCGCTTTGCTTCCGCCATCCATGCTTCGTAATGCTTCGGCAGATTGCGTTCCTTGGCACCTTCGGCCCATTGCAGAGCGGTCATCTGCCCGCTTCCAGCAAAGGCTGAGCGGCGGCGCTTTTCTGCAACCAGCCTCGCAATCTCGGGAACGATCTGCGCCGGCCGCGTGACGCTGCGCCGAAGCTCGGCAGAGATTGCCGCGACTTCCGCCGGTCGAATGTCTTCCAGCGCATCAACCGCGGCGTGAAGCCAAACCGTCTGCTGCTCGGCACCCATGCTTCCCGGTGCGACCAGCTTCAGGCACTTGGCAACTTCAGCCGCCAGGGCTTGCTGTTCCGAAGGTGGAAAGGGCGACGAGCGTCGGATCGGCACTATCTGCGTGTCGTCGGTCATAATTACCCTCGATCAGCTTTTGGAAATTGGCGGCTTTGATGATCCAGTCGAACGTGAACCACGGGGGCGGATCAGCTCCGGCGAGATACGGTGAGGCGCGGGCGCGGGTGATCGCGGCGCGGAACCCATCAATCCCGTTCTCTCTGAGGCGGGCGCGGAGGTGTTTCGGGCGCTCGGCTGTCAGACCCTTGGCGAGACGCCACCCGGCGTGTGCGGCATTGGCATTCCAGAAGGAAAGAGCTTCAGACAACGGCTGGCGCGTCGCCCCAGAAGCGATAGCTTCTGAATTATCTTCTTCCCTTTCTTCCCTTACTTGTTCTGTGTCTCGCCCCTGTCTCGCGCTTGTCTCGTCTTGCGTCTCGGACGGTGTCTCGCGGCGGTGCGTGTCTGATTGATATTCATTGTAATTACATATAGTTACAACATTAACGCCTGTCTCATGCCGTGTCGTCAGCATTGCCTCGGCTTTGAGACGCTTGAAAAGTCGTTCGATCCACGCCTTGTCGCGATCCATCGCTTTTGCGAAGTCGCGCACCGACATCGCAGCTTGCCCGCGGTCGAGGAAGATGATGCGATCCTTGTAGCGAACCTTGGTCGGCTGCCACGCGGCCTTCATCACCAGCCAAGCAAAGGCCATTGCCTCCGCGTCATTACGGAAGGCGGTATGGCCGCAGAGCGCACGGTGGATGCGGACGTAACCGCTCATGCGCCGAGACCCAGGATTGCATCACGCAGCTTTGCCGAGCCGATGACCGCATTGCGCATCAGCCTCTTCTGTTCGGTGCAATATTCGATCGGCTCGCCAGTGCAGAAGCCAGCCAGCCATTCATCGCGGCTCTGCGACATTCCCCATTGACTGAGGGCCGTGCGGACAGCGGCAGCACTACGGTTGAGGCGAAGTCCAATCTCTCGACTGGACGCGCCGTTCTCGCGCATTTGCAGCGCTTGCGATATTTCGGTTTCCGACCAGTTGCGCATCGACGATTCTATGCCGCCAGCGCCGCTTCGTAAGCAACCGGAACGAATGTAGCAGGTTCGTGGATAACCTGTGGAAAGTTATGTGATTTGTCACGCGAAACTGGCGAAAACCCGATAAATCTGCTATCCCCAAGTTTCTTCGGTTCGCAGGCCAAAAGGAGTGCGCGAGCCTCTAGTTTGAGAGCTAGGCTGCGGTTCTTGCTGATGCGCTTGCGAGCCGACTTGATGCCCGCGCACACGGTCGAATGGTCGCGCTGGAAAAGCTGGCCGAGAACCGTCGTGGATAGCGGTGTCAGCTCGCGGGCAAGGAGCATCGCATATTGCCGCGGCCATGCGTATTGGCGCTCGCGGGTCGGATGCCACATCGCGCCTACTGGGATTTGAAAGTCGGCCGCTACAACATCCTGGATATGCTTGACGCTGATCCTCACTTGCCTTCTCCACATTCCCGAGCATTGGTTTCCTTGGTCAGTTCGTGAATCCATGCGGCTTCAACGTCCTGTTCGGTGACGCCGTAGGATTGAGCCCAGCGGGTGAGGTTGATCTCTTCCAGC